CTCTTGGAACTCTTCAGATAGTTCTTCACCTTCTAAAAGAGCATTGACATCTTCTTCGATGTCATACTCTTCTTTCATTTCGTCTTCATCTTCGTCTTCTTCTTCTTTTTTGCCTTTCTTCTTTCCGTCCTCTTCTTCTTCTTTTTCTTCTTCCTCAGCGGCTTCTAAGAGTTCTTCGTCTTCATCATACTCAAACTCTTCGTCCTCTTTCATTCCCTTCATTGCCTCAGCAGGCTTAGCACCCTTATTTACAACATCCTTAACTTGCTTAAGGGTTGCTCCGGGGGTTTTTAATTTCGCTGAATCATCATCTGGACGATAGTTTGAAGGATCTGGTCCGCCAAGATCTTCCCATCCTGTAGTTTGTCCAGGGGAATATTTCCTGACAAATGTGGCATTGCGTCCGCTGCTTTGGCATTGGCATTTACAGCGGTTTTGGATTGCTTTGTGCCTACTTCCATTTCTTGTAAATCTCCACGAGACATTTGAACTCTCCGATTAACCTTTAGTAATTTAATCTATATTTATTTATAAATTAAGAAATTACAATGAATTTAAAAAATCATTAAATAACTTAATTTTATTTTCCTGTAAACGTCTTTGGTCTACAAGAGTGTTAATTCTGCGTTTTGTATTCTCTGCAGACCTCTCCCTAAGCATTCCACCATCCCAAATCCACTCTTTTCCTTCCATAATTCCTTGAACAAAGGCATCGGGGGCAGAAGGATCCGCTACAATATCAGCAGCGGTCGCAAGCATAAAATCTTCACCGACTTCAGTATAACCTTCGTTATTTGGTTTTACTGAACCAATACCACGAGAAGAAACGCCAAGAGTTACTCCTTCTTTGAGTAATGATTCTGCAATCTTACCCATTGGAGTGGAAAGAATCTGTGCTTTACCAATGAAATTATTTCCTTCACGTTGAAGCGAAACAATCTTGTGAGAAACACGATCAAGATTTACAGTTGGTCCGTCTGGGTGACCAAGTTCTCCAAGAGCACGACCTTTATTCACATACTGCTCAGTGTAACGCTTTACCTCTCTTTCCATAACAGGTAGACGATACATTCTACCATTTCTGTTTACTACTTCAGTTTGAAGGAAAGGACCTTGAATGTAAAGTGTCTTTTTACCATTAACTGTTTCTGTAAGAACTTCTACCTGTTCGATTTCTTCGGTGATTAGTTTCATCATGCTTGTCCTGAAATTTGTACTTGTTGTGCGTATAATGTACCAGCACCACCTTCTGTTCTTGCAGCCAATCTATATGACAATGATACAGTTGCATCTGGTGAAGTAAATGCCGTTAATATGCCACTAGAGTTATAATTTACAGTAAACCTTCTCTGATAATATCCATCAACACTAGAAGATGTATTCACAGAAATAACTTCGGCATGAGTAAAGTTATGATATTGTGATCCAGAAAGAGTTACAAAATCGCCAACACCAAAAGGTGCTTGGGTACCTTCCGGACAATCAATAATTGTTGTAGTTCCAGTAGTTACACCAACAACTCTATTCGATGCTTTTGTAATTGCTAAAGTTGATGAAGATCCTGCTGGGATATAATAGTCTGAAGTTGTAGCTGATGGATTTGTTCCTATTGCAACAAATGCCCCTGCAGTTACGGCAACAACTCTTACCACATTTGTTTGTGCAGTAAAAGAAGTTGTCATTGATGATGCTGCACCAGTTGTTAATGAAATTCCCGCACCTATTGGTCTATGAGCCATTATTTTTATAATACATTTTTAGTTATTTATTATTTGATCAAATTAAGATAAAATATCTATTGATCTTCTGAGGTTTCATTATTCGAATCATTAAATCCAAACAATGAATTGGAAATTGATGGGCGTATAGCTTCTATTTTTTCTGTTGATTTTGCAAATAACAGATCTTTAATTTTATCGCTAATTTGAGATGGTGATTCATCCGCAGCAATCATGTCAAGAAGTTCTTCCATTTTAATTAAATTTGAAATTTTTTATATTTATATTTGATTAGATCTTTCCACCTTTAGGTGGTTCCATTCCTTTATCAGATACTTCAACTTGAGCAGCATCTGCGTTCAAATCTGGTTCCATAACTGGTTCTCCTAGATTTGCATCCATGCCTTGATCCATTGGCATTCCTGTAGCGGGATCTACGGGTGCATTTGGATCCGGAATTATTCCTGATTCGATTTCTTTTTGGATAATTTTATCTTCTTCAATAATTTCCAAATCAGTTTGTCTAAGAATTTTTCTTCTTACATAATCTTGTGAGAAATATTTTCCGACATATGGTTCTGCTGTAGCAACCAAATTCAATCTTTCCGTAAGTAGTTCTGCATCCTTTAATTCAGAGAAATGATTGTCATATAGGAAATTGTATTGAATATGCTCACCCATTTTATCCCAATCGCTTGGAGTAATAATATTCTTTAATATTAATTGAGTTTTGAGCATATCATTGAACAAATAAGAGAATCTCTTTCTCAATCTCGCTACAAATTTTGTAAATTTGAGTTCATCTCTTAATATTTCAGAAGAACGTCCCAAATTAAATCCACTTTCTCCACCAATTCTTGTTGGGGGAACGTTCAATGAACGATATAATTTTTCTTGGAAATACTTAATGTCAGTAATTTCTCCAAGATTTTGTCCACCTGGAAGTGTAGTAATTTCAGTTCCTCTACCACCTTCACGACGAGGAAGCCAAAAATCTTCAAGCATACTCACAAATTTCTTATCATCTCTGATTTCTCCAGTGGAAGCATCATATACCAGTTTATTACGATATCTCATCATAACGTCACGGAGGTATTGCTCTGCTTTTACTTTTGGTAGATTGCCAACGTCAATATAAAAAATACGACGTTCTGGTGCGCGTGACAAACGGTAGATAACTAACGAATCTTCAATCATTCTTAACTGATTGAGAGATTTGATTGCCTTGTGAAGATATGAAAGTGTTGATCCTTTATTTCTATCAACCAATCCAGAAGTGCAGTATGCAATGGAATCTCTAGAAAATTTGATTCCACCAATGCCACCAAGGCTAGATGGATTGTTGGCAGGATAGTTCATTTTTGGATTATAAATGAAATATTCCTGAATTTCTGGGAATTCATAATCCATTGGATCATCGACGTTCACATTTGCAAGTCGATATAATTTTTTATCTTCTTCTTTTTTCTTTTGTTGCCTTACATATCGCATTTTCATTGCGTCTATGTATCTAAGTTCTTGAATTCCTGCCTGAGGATTTTTTAAATCAATTACTTTGTGGTAGTAAAGTCTTCCATCGATGTACCAATTTCTATAAATCTCATGAGATTTCCTATCAAAATCCAATAATTCTAGTATATACTTAAACTCTTCTCTTATTTTTTTCTTGATTCCATCACTTGCATTGAGATTTGAAAGTTCAATCTCTACAGGAGAATCATTTGAATCTGAGACTATAGCCTCATTTACTATATCTTCAATGGCACTATCACACTCTGGGTGAAGTGCCATTTCTCGATATCTTTTTATCAAATCAAATTCAGTTCTATAAACACCTTCAATATCTACATAAGATCCAAAAAAACCAGAACTTAAATAATGATCAACTTCGTCCTCGTTATTTGGTGGAACGGGGGACAAAGTTGAAGGTGTTAAATTATTAGAGCTATCTTCAATAGAAAAACCGAATAACTTCGACATAATTAAATATTAAACCCTACAGACTTGTACTATTTATCAGGCACCACTACCCGCTTTTTCTGGGTAGAAGTATTGTACTTGGAACTCTACTGTGAATTCTTCAATAGTATCTGTGGAATCATATGAGAGATCAATTTGAGAAACATTTGTTGGGAAAATGTCTACAAACTTGTACTGTGCAAGAATGTTTGCATTTCCGCCAGCAGATGCATTTGAAGGTCCTTCTTTTGTAACAGCTCCTCTTCCAAGCTGATAGACAGTTGCTTGACCCATATAGTCATTAGGATTTGTTAATCCAGTATGATTTGAATATTGGGCAACACTTTGCATCCAAGATTCAAATGATCTTCTATGGGAAAAGTTTTCGTCATTGATAATAGTTACTGTCCAAGTATCAAATGTACGATCACCTGCAACTTTTAGGATTCTACCTCTAAAAGGTACATCGATAGGTGCTACATTAGAAGCTGGTAAAGCCGCTGCTTTACACAAAAATCTAAAATTATTTGCGTCAAACCCACCAGATCCATCACCCTGAATGTTTGTTGGTAGAGAGTTTGGAAATGCTACTTGAACTTCGAATAAGTTAGGGCGGGCACCGCCACCAATCAGTGCCCCCTTCATTGCTGAGATTCCTCTTGCTGGGATAGTTGCCATTTTACTTTCCTCCTTTGTGGTTAATTAAAGTTTAAATCAAACCCTACCAGCAACTTCTTCAAAGCTGACACCAGTACGAGTAGCTACGAATGTCAATGTTACATAATTAATTGATTTGGTTGGCTTCAGGAATATATCTGCTCTAAATTCATTGTTATCAATAACATCAGGAGTATTATTAGTTTCATCGCAGATAACCAAGAAGTCATAAAGACCTCTCTTTGCTTGAATATCACGTAAATATGGCTCAATGATATTGACAAAGTTTGCTCTAGTAATTTGATCGTTTAATTCAAACAACTGTGCTTGAGCAGCTCTTTCCAGTGCTTGTTCGATTGTGAGGAATAAACGACGAACGTTAATTCTATCGAATGCAGAAGCATATGCAAGACCAGTTTTATCACCAAATAGAAGTGTTCCCACTCCTGGTTGAGTTACAATGGAGTTAACTCTTGCAGTATAGAGTTGATCTCTTTGTGATTTTGAAGGATTGTATGCAAGCTTGATTGCATTATTAAGAATTCCTCTTTGCTGTCCTGCAGGAGAGAACCAAGGATATGCAACAATATTTGTTCTCATCATTAAACCAGCAATGTCAGCATTGCATGGTATGTATCTGAATAGATTGTTGAATCTGTCATAAGTATACTTATATCCACTGTCAAATACAGCATATGATGAAGAACTCAATGAACTAAAGAAATTAATGATATTATTTGTTTGTGTAGTTGTATTTGTCAAATCTACAACATTTGCTCTGTGTGGAGAAATGACTGCCATGCAATCTTTTCTCAATTCGGCAATTGCAATCAGTTTGTTTGCTTTTGCTTGAGACTCGAATTCTGAATCTAATCCAGGACCACAAATTAGATAATCTACTGCAACTTGATCTTTATTTGAGAAAAGATCGTATGCGGTTGAAAGATCTCCTAGAGTTGTCTTAAGACCATTCAATGATGAATAATCTTTACCGCCAATTAGAGTGTATGTTTTATTTCCAATTGCACTGAAAACAACTCCTTGTGCATTTGAACCCCAAAGACCTTGATTTGTGGTATATGGAGTAAATCCACTATAGAATCCAGTAGCTACTGGATTTGTTCCGTGGTATGCATCGTATGCGGAAGACGGATTTTTTCCAGCATAAACATAAGAAGAGAATCCGGCAAGATAATTCTTATACCAAATTTTTTGTGGGGAATTTACTTGCGAGACCGAATCAGCAGCTTTTGAAAGTCCAATATGCTTCTCTAGAATATTTCCTCTAACTCCAGTTATTGCTCCAGAATCGTCAACGACAACGATATGCATCGCGTCATTTTTTCCATTTCTTTCGAGAGAATAGTTATTTGATACTGGTTTTGGTGCAATAGAGGACCAATATACAGTACTATTTGTCAATCCAAGAGTTTGGTTATCGTACCAATCAGCAATTGAAGTTGCTGTGGATGATCCTGTAGTTATTCCTGAATTATTGACAAAAGTAAGAGTGTCATTTGCTTCAAATGCAGACAGAGAATTTCCTCTGCTGTAGTTAATTAAAGATTCTGTACCTGCAGAAGAAACTCTAGAAACGATTTTTATATCGATAGTACTTGAACCATTGACGGCATCTGTACTTACACCAGTAATAATTGCTTTTAAATATCCATTAAATGACGAGGTTGATCCCGCACCAGCAACAATTGCATTGGTTATTGCAGTGGTAACACCATATCCAACAATAGCACCCAATGCTCCGGGATTTGTTGTTGCAATTCCGATAGTTTGGTCTGCTTTGTCGTCAATAAAACAAACTTTTAAATCGTTCGCCCAAGTTCCAGCATTCTTAGAAGAAAATGTATATCCTACAGCATCTGAAGAGTGATTTGTGTTGTAGTCGTCAAAATTCTTTATATTTAAAGTAGTGGAATATGCAGAACCAACACCAGCATTTGCACAATTTAGTGTTGCACCATTAGTTCTAACTACTTTTAGAACACCACCATAAGAAAGATATGTAGAAGCACTCATCCAATATTCATATTGAGCATCTGTTGTCTTTGGTTTTCCAAAAACATTTACTAACTCTTGCTCTGTGCTGATATCAATAGGTTGTTCTACTGGACCTTGAACGAAAGGACCCGCAATAGCTCCGATGTTATCTAAAACATTATCAGCTCTCCCAACTGTTAAATCAACTTCCCTCGTAAGTACACCGGGAGATAATTGAGGAGTCGCCATGTTTTTCTCCGTAAAATCTCAGTTTATCTACAAAATATTTATTAAAAAGATACTTTACAAGGAAGAAAACGTGACGTGAACTACTTACCAATCTGGATATTCATAAGTATCTGGAGAATATTTTTTCTTTTTAGAACTTATAACCCTTTTAATTGAACATTCCTTGCATTCATAAGAATATGAAGATACCACAGGACCTTTATCTTTTCTTGTTCTGTAAAAATTTTCTATTAAATTTTTTATCTCTCCACATGTTCTGCATTTTCTATCAGTAAGCAATAAGTGACCTAATCTAATTTGCTTATCTAAATCCATTATAGGTATTCCCACATATAAGATCTATCTCCATATTCATCAGTAAACCATCTATCGCCATCAACATCAACAAAACTTTCAGAATCTATTCCAGTAGAAACAAATCCAAATGGTGCCATATCTTGTTCTATTTGGTTTTTTTGTTCTTCGTAAAGCCTTTTTCGAACATCTTGATCTGTCAATTCTTTGAAATAGTCTTGTAAAACTAACCATGCATATATGACTAAACACATTGCCAAGTCGTCATTACATCCTTCCTCAGCTTCAAATGAATTATGTTTTTGAATAAAAGTTGTTAACTCGCTAATAATATCATAATCTTTTATTAGTAGTTTATCTTCTTCTATAAGAGTCTTAAGATTTAAACAACCAACTTTTTTTACAGTCTTAGACATTTTGACTCCAAGTTGAGTCTTTTTACCGGAAAATCCTTGACCAACAATTTGACCAGCTCTTCCCCTCATGGAGCACATGAGAACATTTTGATATTCTAAATCATAGTTTAAAATTGAAGCTACTTGATCACCAACGTCATTAACTTCACACAATATAAATGCCTTATTATAATTCTTGGCAATTTCATGTATAATGCTAGGAAATAACATTGGCTTTATTTCGTTGTTTTTATATTTTGCAACTACTTTATGCGGAAATGTTGTAATGTCAACGACAACGAAAGCGGAATAATCATTACCAACTCCTCTGGCAACGTCAACCGTTATCAAGTATTCATGATCTTCAATAACATCTTCGTATATATCTAAACCTGCACTTTTTGTAATAGCACTCTCATAAACCATATTTCTAAGTTTACTTGGTGCGATTAGAGTATCGACAGATCCTAGAAATTCGCATTCAAATTCAACTTTAAATTGTTGTTCTGAAGTGTTAGCAATTGTTTGTTGCTTCCATTTTTCATCCCTTCCGGGTACCTCAGACCAATGAACGTCGGTAGGAATGTATTCATTTTTCTTTCTTTCTGCATCATGCCAAATTTTATAAAAATGATTCATCCCGTGAGGGGTAGAAACAATAATTACTTTAGTATTCTTACCAGAAGAAATAGTAGGATAAACTGAACTGAAAAACTGATCAGCAATATGATTGGGAATAAAAGCAAATTCGTCGAGGAAGATAATGTTATATGATCCACCACGAACTGCGGATGCTGATGTAGAAGCAGCAATAATTTTTGATCCATTTTCTAACTCCAAAGACGCTTTGTTCCATGTCATAACACCCTGTTGTAACCACTTTGGGAGGTTCTCGTAAGCGGTCTGAAGGCGGTCTAAGAGATCTTTTGCGGTAGATGCCTTGTTAGCAAGTATTGCAATGTTAACGTTGTCATTGAAGATCGCATAATAAAGTAAATAAGATACAACAATCGTCGATTTTCCTGACTGACGAGGTAGTTTACATACATTAAATCTATAGTTGTGAAACCTCTCAATCATATTTTCTTGGAATGGATATGGCCTAAAGGGCTGCAATCCATGATCCAAAGTTACAATTTGAATATAATTCTTAGCAAAATATAATGGATCATTCTGA